CGACATAGCGCCAGTCCTTCAGCGCAATGCCGGCATTCCACACCCAGCGCTCCTGCAACGCGCGCATCCGTGTCCCGGCCACGCCGGCCGTGACCTGAATGGTCTGCTCGCCGTAGTCGTTGTGTTCGAGCCCGGCCTGGCTCCCCTTCGGGAAAATGCCGTGCACCGTCTCCTCACCCCAGGCCACGAGCCAGATGCTTGTCGAGTCGGCCGCATCGACCCCCAGGGCGTCGATGATGTTGCCACCGTTGCCGGCGGAGAGCAGCGAGTAGCGCGGCGCCAGGCCGGTGAACTCTTCCGGGGCCAGCCCGCCATTGCCGTAGATCAAGGTCTGCGCCATCTCCTGATTCATGGCTTCGATGAAGGCGCGCGCTTCCGAGAGCCGGAACGCCGCGGTGTTTCCGTTCAGTTTGGCGAGCGCGACATCCACTTCGCTCCACGCTTCCAAGATGCCTGCTTGCTCGTCGATCTGCGCCGTGGTCGACTTGCTCGGGACCACGCCCGCATTGATCAAGCGCCACGCGACCGCCGGCAGTCCGGTCCGCACGGTGGTCCGGTGTCCGGTCGGCAGGTTGCCTTCGATCCACGCCATGTCCGTCAGGAGTTCATTGCTCTGCGAGAGCAGCTCGACGATGTCCGAGACCTTGCCGGTTGGGTCGAGCCGTTTCGCCCAATCCGCTAAGGTCAACGCACCCGTCGAGAGCGCCGCGCCGAACACGAGAATCAGCGTCGGGTCGGCCAGCCACGCCGGCAGATCCGGCCCACGACTGGCCTGGGAGACAGCGCCGACGTCGACGCCAAAGAGCGCCACGCAGACCGCCGTGAGCACCAGCATTACCACTACACGCATACTTCCACCCCGCGAACGGCGGGCCTACTTCATGTTGGGGTACATGCGATTCGCGATGGGCTTGTCTCTGCCCCCGCCCCCGCCACCCAACACCGTCGTATCGTCCGCCGCCTTCTTGCCGAGATCCGCGAGGAAGCTCGCGATCTCGATGTGATTGCCATACCCGGATTGATCCAAGATGCGCTGAAATGCGGCACGTCGTGGATGGCCTTCGGGCCTGACGAGGTCGATGATCGACCGCGCCAACCGCTGCGTTTCGGGGAGCTTGTCGCCGCCGTACTCCGCATCGGCCGTTAACTGCGCCGCGAGGGTTTGGCTCTGCTCGATGCGTCGGGCGTTCTCCTGTTCGAGGAGCGTCTGCGCCGCCTCGTTCGAGAGGTTGTGCTCGCGCGCGATCTTCTCGATCGTCGTGAGGTCGCTCGCATCGATCAGCCCGTCCTTCGGCGGTGTCAGCGCATACTTGTCGGGAGCGCCCTCCGTGCCTGTCTTGTCGCCGTCCTTGGCGGCCTCGCCGCCCTCGGGCTTCTTACCGGCTGCTGCTGCATCCGCTGCCGTGTTGTCGGCGGCGGCCTTGTCACTCGCGGCTTTATCGGCCGCTGTTTTATCGGCGACGGCCTTGTCTGCGGCGGCCTGATCGCTCGTCGCTTTGTCCGCGGCCGCTTGATCGGTTGCGGCTTTGTCGGTGGCCGTCGTGTCAGTTGCCGTCGTCGCCATCAGGAATCTCCTCGTCGCCGGTCGTGTGCACGGCGTCCAGTTCTCGGTTCTCGCGGTCGCGCGCGAGCTGTTCCTCGCGCAGCATCGTTACCAACATCAACGGGTCGACCTCGGCGATCCGTTCGCGCAAGTAGTGCCCAACGTCCTGTTGTCCGACCGCGGCAGCCATCGTGATCACGTTGTCGTTCAGCACCGATCGCCCGACGCCGCACTTATTCATCAGGGCCAACAGGAACCGACGGCCTGGTTCCGTGTCGAGCACGGCCTTGAGATCCGCGAGTTCGCGCGCGCGCTGATCCTTGGCCTTCCGCTCGGCGTGCGTGATCTGGCGATGTGAGGCGGCATTCCGCACAAGGGCGCGCTGGGTCATGCGGCACCCGCCGCGGCACTCTGCGCCAACCGGGTCAAGGCCGTGTCACCGTCCATCGGCGTCGTGCCAGCATCCTTGACGGCGCTGCCCAACTTCGCGGCCTGCTCGGCTTCCGCTTGCGCCTGTTGGGCCTTCGCCTGTTCCGCGGCCAACCCGTCTGCTTCTTCGTCCGATCGGAGGATGTTCGGATCGATGCCCAGCAGATCGCCGTAGACATCCGCGACGCGGTTGGTGTTGACCTTGAACAGGATGCCCGGCGAGATGGGCGCGATCGTCAGCATGTTCTGCATGAAGCGATCGAGCCCCACGACGCCGACGAGCTTCTGCGCCTGCGCGAGGATCGAGATGTATTCGACCTTGAGGTCAATCCCTTGGAGTTGTTCCGGCGCCGGGGGAATCAACCCCGCGTTGTCCATCAGATCGAAGACGCGATCAACGATCGGATCGAGGAGTTCGTCGTTGGTGCGTTCGAGCACCGGCCCGAGCGCGATCAGCTTCTCTTCGTGGCGCTCCTCGACTTCGCGCGCGGTCGGGCGTTGCGATCCGGCGTTGGGATCCGAGCGCGCCAGCATCAGGAAGAGATCCTCGTAACACGCGCGCTGAATGCGGTACTCAACGCTGCTGATGTCGGCGGCCAGATGATCGACGCGCAGGTTGACGTCGTGGATCGAGCGGAGCTGCCTGTGCTGATCGTCCACATACGTGACGTCGCCCGAGAGGAGGCTTGTCTTCTGCGTCATCAGCGCGGTCGGGCCAGTCAAGGGCGGGTCGACCATCTTCGCGATCGCTTGCGCCTTCTTTTTCTCCATCACCTGCAGTTGCTTCACGTCACCGAGCGCGGTCATGCCGGGCGAGTCGGTGCCGTAACTGTCCCCCTCGGTGATGTCCCAGCGCGGGCACATGACGGGGAAGGTCTGGAAGCCGCTTTCACGCAGGAACTTCTTTTCGGTCGAGCCCTTCTCGTACCAGCAACTGGCAAAGGGTCGGTACTTCGGCAGGAGCTTGCGCGGATCGGCCTCTTGGTTCGGCGTGATGATCCAGCAGACCGTCACGGCATCTTGATACTGGCCGTTCATCCAGGCGCGTTGCACGATCGAGGAGATACCCGACCAATCGATGTCGCGGCCGTTCGGTTGCACGGCGAACTCCTCGACGACTTGCCGAACCGTGAGGTTGTATTCACGGACGAACGTCGACACGAGGCCACGGGTGTTCAGCCCGATCGCAAAGCTCCCGAGCGCAAACGGGTAACAGCGGAACAAGTCTTTGCTGTCTTCGAGCAGCGCACACGCCGCCGTCCCGAAGACGCCAATATCGCCGTAGATGATCGGGAAGACGTTGTAGAGATTCGTCTGCGCGAACACCGTCGAGACGCGCTGCGTGACTTCATGCAGCCAGGCTTTGACCGGCGCAAACTTCGCCAGGTCGGGATCGGGTGTGGTCAGCTTGAACCACGGCCTCGCGGGTGAGGTCAGCCCGGCATGGAGGCCACTGGCGAGCGTCCTCACCGCAAAGCGCCCGGTCGAGTTGATGATCTTCTGGTTGCGCTTGTCGCCGCGGTTCTTGTCGCCAGCCCACCATCGGGTGCGACGGGGAAGGAGATATTCGTCGAGTTCCTGCCAGTGGGCATCGAAGCCCGATTGCCGTTCGCTCCACAGGGTGGCCGCGAGGTTCATGTAGCGATCCCGCTTGGCCGCGACGTCGCCGCCGAAGGCGTATTCGCGCATTACGCGTACCCAATCAACGACTTGGGCGCGAGACGTGGCGCCATCGGCTTCACGTTCGACTTGGGCGCGATCGGTTTGGTGAGCAGGGAGCCTTGGGCGGCCCGCTTGCGTTGCTTCAGCGCAGCGGTCTGGGCGGCGGCTTCATCCGCACCGGGTAGGGTGGTCGGGGGCTTGGGGGGGGCGAGGGCTTCAACTGGAGCCGGGGCCAGCGGTTGGTCGGTCGCGAGGCTGTTCTTCTTCTTCCGGAGCCCTTGGACTACGTTGGCTGCCGCGAGCGCGCCGATCGCCAGGCCGGTGAACAGGCCCATTCAGAGCGTCAACATAGTGACGCTATACTACGCCAATTTTTTGACGAATGCGGTTTCGACCTCCTGATACCCCAACCTGAGGTAGTGGCAACCCACCGAACTACCAGCCTGCGCCACCATTTTGACGCTTTGACAGCCGTGCTGCCTTGCCCATGCTTCGGCGGCCATCAACAGCCGAGGTCCAATGGTGCCCTTGCGGTGCTCCGGCTCGACCCACCAACACTGCTCATCCGCGTAAAGTAGGCCCGAAAGTGGATGGGGGAGCGCCGCCAGCGCGATCATGCCGACGACGGGCGGCAGGTCCGCCAACAAAATGACACCGTGCTCCAGCACGAGCGCCATGAGCGCGGCAATGTACACCGGGTCCGCCTGGAACAGCGTCCCGTAGGGCGTCGTCTCCAAGAACCGCGTCGTCATCTCGACGAGGCGTGGAGTGTCGGCTTCAGTCGCGGGGCGGATCATTCGTCGAGCATCTCGAGTAGGTCGTTCGTGTTCGCCTCACTCAATGGGCTCCCAGCGCTCTGCGTGATCCATGTGAGCGCGGTCCCGACCACTCCAATTCCTGAAGCCTTTCGTCCGCGAGCGCCTCCAGTTCAACGGCGCGCTCGCGGTCAACAATCTCCTCGTCGAGTTGCTGATTCAGGCGGTCTCGATCCACGAACGGCAAGACCTTTGAGTTGTCCACGCTAGTACTCCAAGCCACGCAATCCAAACGCGCGCCGACGAGTGAACGGTAATCCGTCGGGACTTCGCTGGAGCGGAGGAGTCTGACCACCAACGCGATCGGGCACGGCGCCGCTCTGGGCGTCAGCACGAACCAGTTTGGTTCGGGCCAAGCTCTCGTTCAGTTTCCGCCCGGCCTCTGAACGTTGCGTGCGTTCCTTGTCAGACATTTCCTTCGACTTGCGTCCATGCCCTTTGCGTGTGATGTGTGCGCCGCGCAACACAAAACTGAACGGCTCCGGCTTCCTTCCCTGATCGAAATTGACCAACTGAACCTGCGCGATGCGCGGGGTCAGATACGTGAACCTGAGCCCCTTCTTGGGGTCTGTAAACCGAATCGTCGACAGGTCTACCGAAATACCCGTGGCCTCCGGCATTGCCGCCTTCAGCGTTTCGGCGACCATGCAGTGCGTTGAATCTCGCGCCAAACTCTTACTGATGATCTCTTCGCTCACTTCGAGCCGAACCTTCGGAGACCTCGGTGTGCGTGCCATGTGTTTGTCCCTTCCTGTCGGTTAGCGTTTCGGCAATGCTATGCCCTGTTTTCACCCAACCAATTCCGTCTGGTTACGTTTGGCTTCGTGAAATACAGTTGCGCGCCGGTTGGGTGTCGGTATGGTGTCGGTAGAGTGTCGGTTGCGCGCGGAAGCGCACCAAAGGAAACCGCATTTTTTCCTTGACACCTAATTGCTCACGAATCCGCGTCGACATCATCTTGCGTCACGGCTCGTCCGCGCGTCCCGCTCGTCCGGGAGTGCGGCAGTCCCGCGACCTGCCCCGGCATATCGGGCAACCCAAAGGTCAGCGCCAGCGCATCGGCCAAGTCACACGATCGGCCCAGCCGCGCTTTGATCTGATCCTTCTCTTCGATCAGGAACTTCCCTTTCTGGAACGTGTAGGTCGGTGTCGTCAGCTCGGCCGGCAGATCCGTCAGCCCTTGGGGCAGCACGCCGCCGCCCTTCACCCATTCGCTCATGGCAAACCAGATTTCAGCCCGACGATTGGCGTACCGGGGATCGATGGCCGGCGCGGCGAACTGGACATTGATCGGGCCGAGCCCGTTCGCGCGCATGAAGTCCACGGCACCGGCCGCCCATCCCCCGGTCGCGTCGAAGAATTCCAACTCAGAGCCCCAGCGCAGTTTCGAGGCCATCACCTGGTTGGCAATATCCACGCTGACGGCGGAGTCGCGCGGGTGACGCATGACCACCGGCTTGAAACTGACGAGCCCCTGCCGCGGGAAGACAACCGTTCGATCGTTCCCGAATCTGGCAACGTCAATGCCGAGCCGTTTCTGCGCCCATTCATAGGCGGACGGCTTGAGTTGCCGCGCCATCGCTTGCTCGACATCATCCACGCCCAACAGCGAATCGATCGACTGCGGAGGGAAGCGGCCGTACACATTGACGAGCACCCACG